CGCCTGTAAATGCAAACGTAACTGGCTTTTATGGTTCAGGTGCGCCAATTACAGGAATCGATACTGCTGACAAAGCAAAGGCTGCGGTACTTGCAGTTGTTAAGGCTCTTCCTGCAAAGATCAAAGGAAAGGCAGATGTTCGCATTTTCTGCGGATGGGATACTTTCGATCTGTTGATCGCTAAGTATGTGGATCTTAATCTTTTCCATTACAATTTGGGAAGCGATAAGAACGCACCTACTGCGGAGTTTACCGTTCCGGGTACATCTTACAAGGTGATTCCTGTACATGGTTTGACTGGTACTAATGCAATCTATGCTTTCAGAATGTCAAACATTTTCTTAGGTGTTGACTTGCAAGGTGAAGATGAGCGCTTTGAAATGTGGTATTCTCAAGACGATCGCAATGTGAAGTTTCACGCTTCATTTAAGATCGGTGTTCAGTTCGCATTCATGGACGAGATCGTGAAGTTCGAAGCTTAATTAATTAATCACAGGGAGGGGTAAAACTCTCCCTTCTTAAAACAATATATCATGCCTTGTGCTTTGACCTCCGGATATTCACTCGACTGTAAAGACAGCGCAGGTGGTATTACCGAAGTTTATTTTATCGAAAAAGGGAATGTTTCATCTATTGCTGCAAATGCTTCCGGCGTAGTTACAGGAATCACAAAAGCAAGCGGTAAGCGTTTCTGGAAATATGAACTGCCAAAAGAAACAGGTAACTTCACACACAATCCACAGGTTTCAACTGAAAACGGAACATTGTTCTTTGAGCAAAACTTGACTATTGTAGTGAATAAACTTTCAGCGGCTGTAAATACAGAGCTTAAATTATTAGCTCAAAACATTCTTATTGCTGTGGTAAAGGATAACAATAACAAATTCTGGATGCTAGGAAAGGAAAGAGGTTTGGACATGGGTGCATCTGAAAGCGGAAGCGGAACAGCTTTTGGAGATCGTTCGGGTTATACTTTGAACTTCATGGGTAAAGAGCCTGATCTTCTTTATGAAGTCAACAGTTCTGTTGCTTCAGCTCTTGAAACAGCTGGTTAAGAATTGATGTTAAGAAAAGCGAAGCGCCTGCCTGCATTTAGGCGGGCGTTTTTTGTTAATAGGTATTTATAAAAGGAATGATAAAGCTCACAAAAGGAAATACTGAAACTTTGATTTTGACGCTTAAAGAAAAGCAGACTATCTTAGATGCAAATTTTCTTTTTGTGTTTCAAAGCAGAACGACAAACGATAAGGTAAAGTTTGTAATTGTCAATAGCGCAGATCAGAGTTTGTATCAGGATCGCTATAATCAGTTTTCGTTAGTGGTGAATACCTATTTTGCAAATGTGGAGGAGGGTTGGTACACTTATAAAGTATATGAACAGGCGAGTCCTTCAAATACGAATGAGGCAAATGCAGGGGCGGTTGTGGAGACTGGTTTAATGTTTTTATCAGACGGTCAGGATGTGACCACTACAAAATATAACAATCCAACAAGTTACAAAGTATATGATGCAGAATAGAGTATCTTTTATAAAGTTTGCCGATGTGAAAGTGCCTGTAATGAAAGAGGTGCCAAACAAAGGATGGGTGCTATTCGGAGAAGATAATAAGTTCCCGAATATGCTGCTTAATATGTTTAACAAAAGCAGTAAGCATAACGGTATTGTTTTGGGAAAGGTAAATTACATTGTTGGTAAAGGCTTTGACAATGTCACTCAAGCGAATGCTTATGAAAATTCAAATGAGATATTAAAAAAACTTAGTTTAGATATTGAGGTTTTTGGTGGATGTTATATTGAGGTGCAATATAATGAACTTGGAAAAATAGGCGCTTATTATCATGTACCTTATCACAAAGTAAGAAGCAATAAAGACAATACTCAGTTTTTTATAAAAGATTGGGATACATACAAAAAAAATGATGAACCGAAGGTTTTTTTGGCTTACAACCCTAATCAGGATGTAAAGATGCTTCGCAATCAAACACAGATACTTTATTACAAAGAATACAGACCGGGAGTTGAAACGTACAGCTATCCCGGATATATGGGTGCCTTGAATGCGATACAAACGGATATTGAAATAAGTAAATATCATTTGTCAACTATTACGAACGGGATGTTTGCTTCAAAGATGATCAGCTTTTTTGAGGGCATACCTAGCGAAGAAGAGAAAAGAGAAATTGAGAAAGGATTTAAAAGCAAGTTTACAGGAAGTGAGAATGCAGGAAATATCGTTTTGAATTTCGGTAAAGATCCTGCAAAGCGTCCGCAATTAGATGATCTTAGTAGTACTGAATTAGATAAACATTTTGACATACTTGCAAAAAGTATTCAACAGGAACTGTTTTCCGGTCATCAGGTTGTCAGTCCGATGCTTTTCGGTGTACGTGTTGAGGGTCAATTAGGAGGGCGTAGTGAGATAAGGGAAGCTTATGAGATATTTAAGGCTACCTATGCAAATGACAAACAGCAGGCTTTAGAATTACTTTTTAAAGAGATCACAGGTGTAGAATCAAAGATCGTTCCTGTTGAGCCTATAGGGTTTGAATTTAGCGAACAAACATTATTACAGATTGCACCTAAAAAATGGCTACTTGAAAAGATCGGTATTGATCCTAACCAATATCCTGAAAGCCTGCCAACAGAGGCTATTCCTTCACAGGTTTCTGCTGAAGTGAAAGCAGTTAATGAGAATCTGAAGAACTTAACAGGTAGACAATGGCAAAGCCTAACACGTATAATCCGCAAATTTGAGAAAGGTGAGATCAGTCAGGAACAAGCTAAATTACTTTTGAAAAGTAGCTTAGGGTTGAATGATGACGAAGTCAACACGATGCTTTCTATTGATAATGCAATGGAATTCAGCGCACAGGAAAAGGATGAGCTTTTATTAGCTGAATTTGCAAAGTGTGGGGTGAAAAAATCTGATTACCTTATTGTAAAGACATTGCCGGCTAAATTCACATCACAGGAATTTAACGAAGTAAACCAACTTGAGGCAAACGTTTTGGATCTGCTTAGAAAAGATAAAAGAATAACTCCTGAGATTATTGCTGAAACACTAGATATCGAGGTTGACAGCGCAAAGCAAATAATCAAAAGGCTAACAGATGAAGGGAGGATAAAGATTAAAGTTGTAAAGGTAGGTATTGATGAAGTGATAGAGCGTACACTTACCGAACCACTTGCAAAGCAGACGGATAAAACTCCCGAGACTTTGAACTTTAAAATATTATATGAGTACACTTGGAAGCCTGGTTTTACCGATGCTGACAACGATACAAGGCGCAACTTCTGCGCTCGTTTGCAAGACTTAGATAAGTTATGGTCACGTGCTGAAATTGAAACTATGAGCCGCAGAATGGGTTACAGCGTATGGGATCGGAAAGGTGGATGGTACACAGAGCCGGACGGGTTTCGCTCGAAGGAATGTAGACACCAATGGGTACGTCAAATTGTAATGAAAAAAAAGTAATAAATGAGAGATATCCTTTTTATCAGTCCTGAAAATATTTATGAGCGTTCGCCTGTTCATAAAAACATAGATAGTAAAATGATCGTTTCTGAAATAAAGACCGTTCAGGAAATGCAGTTGCTTCCTGTTTTAGGAACGGCTCTTTATGAAAGGTTGCAGGACGGAATAGATGATAATGATCTAACGGCGGACGAAGAGACATTGCTTAAAGATTATATTCGAGATGCAATGATACATTATACTATCTCTGAGCTTGCAGATGGTTTGTCGTATCAGATATGGAATAAGGGACTTACAAGAAAGACAACAGAAAACAGCGAAGCGGTAAGCTCTTCAGAGATTGATGATTACAAAGCAAAGTATAAGAATCGTGCTGAATGGTATCTGGAAAGACTGATTAATTATCTTATTGAGGAAGCAGGAACAGGCTCTAAATTTCAGGAGTATATTAATCCGGGAAGCCGGGTAGATACTTTTGTGCCTAAGAGGTCTGCTTATGAAATAGGTATTTATTTAGGTAAAACAGCGATGCCAAAAGAGGACGTTCCTAAATGGTATCGCTATGAATTTTTATCCTGTTGCCAATGAGTTATACAAAGAAAACCGAAAAGCTGTTAAAAGCATATTTAAAAAAACATGAGTCCAACACTCAATCAAATAATAAAAAAGCTCGTAACGATAGCAGCCGCTCACAAACAAGTGAGAACGGCAAAGCACGTAAAAGCTGAAGACTTTGTCGTTTTCGATTACAAAGATGTCGACTATCCTGCTGTATGGTACACTTTAAATACAAGTGCAATAAACGGTAAGGAAAAGACGTATAGCATTGTTGTAACTATTGCAGACATTCACCACGTTGAAAACATGGATGAACTTGAAATGCAAAGCGATTGTGAGTTAATTGGTCATGATCTTTTGGCGCAAATAGGATGGGATAAGCACGAATGGACAATGCAGCGGTCTGCAAATTTTGAGTATTTCAGGCAAGGGCAAGAGGATGTTTTGGCAGGTGTCACTTTTCAGATAGATTTAAAAGTGCCTATAATTTACGATGCTTGCCAAGCACCTTCGAATTATGAGTTACCGAATGGTAATTTCGTATATATTAATACAAACAGATTTATGACAGTTGCGGATTTCATAGTTGGTAGCGGTCAACCAATGGAACAGGATGATACTGAATATCAAAATAATCAGTTGACTATTGCTCCTTTTGTGTTTATCGATGGCATATTACAGACCTATGTAGTGCGGTCTGATCGTAGGTATATTTCACACAATGCGACAACAAAAACAATAACAATAAACGGAGGCGTAAATGAAGGCGAAAATATTAGGATTCTTTTGTAGTTTGATTCTTTTATCTGCATCGGTAAAAGGGCAAACGGTGGATGGTGTTTTATACACCAATTTTAACAATTATTATAAATGGCGGGGCGGTGCTTTTGACTCTACTTTACTTCTTCCTACTATTGCTGCTTCGATTGGTCGCAGGCCGGGAGCGTTACGTTACAATACAGCAGATAGTTCGGTTTATTCGTGGACTGGTACGCAATGGCGAAAGGTAGGTGATGGTGCGGCTGTTCCTACTTTGCAGCAAGTTACAACGTCTGGTAATATAACAACAGATAGTATTATAAGTCCTGTTTTTGTTATTGATGGTATAACATCAGATTTTGCCATATCAGAAGACGGAGCAGGTAGCGGAGCTTTGGCTATTAAAAATAGAAATGGCACATATCCAACTGTAAGAATAGGCAATCAATTAAATTTAAGAAATAGCGCTGGAAATGCAACCGTACTTTTAAAAAGCACAACGGCTGCTAATTATACAACTACTCTTCCAGATACAACAGGCAATTTATCTGTTGGCGTTTCAGCCAATGGCATTACCTACATGGCAGGAACGAACGGAATAACAAACATTGGCAATACAGATACTGCAACCGTAGTAAAAGCCTATGTAACCAACGCCGAATCAGTTACGATTACAAAAGGGCAGGTTGTTTACATTTTTGGAGCACAAGGTGACAGGGCATCGGTAAAGCTGGCAAAGAATACAAGCGATACTTTTAGCTCAAAGACTTTAGGTATTGTAAGGGCGGATATTGCAGCAGGTGCGGCAGGATGGATTACAACACAGGGGCAGGTTAGCGGTATCAATTTAGGTGCATATACGGCAGGGGATATTTTATGGTTAGATAGTATTCCGGGTGGGTTTACAAAGACAAAGCCACAAGCGCCATTACACTCGGTTTTTGTGGGCGTTGTAGAGCGTGCAAACGCAGGGAACGGGTTAATTTATGTAAAGCCACAGAACGGGGTAGAATTGGATGAACTGCATGATGTCAGGATTACAAGCCTTGCAAATAATGAAATAATAAGATACAACTCTTCGCTTGGATATTGGGAAAATAAGACCGTTGAAAGTATCCTGCAATTTGATACCGTTCCTTTGGCGGTCTTTGGTGCTGGTAGCGGTGCGGCAGGCGATACGGCAGCATTCAGCACATCGGCGGTTTATGGTAGCTTTTACAATGCAGGCAGCGATACTTTGATTATAACACAAATGAGGGCAGGGGTGTTAGGTACTTCGCCAAGCATTACGACAGAGGTTTATTGGAACGATAGTTTGAATATTACAGCAGGAGCAACTATTTTGGTGAGTGGGGGCACATCGGTAACAGGTACGATAGGTGCGACAAATGTAACATCGTTTACTAATAATAAGATTCCGCCAAATGTATGGGTGTTTGTTAGGACATCGGCTGTAGCTACAAAGCCGACTTATTTTACTTTGACTTTATTAGGGTATAAAAAGAGAATATGAGATTTACTTTTGTAATATTACTTTTTTGTGGATTAGGTGCGGATGCGCAAATGATTATAAAGGCGCATCCTAATTATGTGCCGTTTGCGGCAGGTGTAACACCTCTTTTAGATACTTACACAGGTGCGGCAGCGGCTTATTCTTTGCGTAAACTTAGAACAGCATATACAGGCAGCGCAATAAGGGTAAGGAGGTCGAATGATAATACGGAGCAAGATATAGGGTTTACTTCATTGGGTGATTTAGACACAGCTTCGCTCAAAACTTTTGTAGGTGCCAATAGTGGTTTTGTTACAACATGGTACGATCAAAGCAGCACTAATAATTTAACACAAACAACGGCAACCCGTCAGGCGAGGATAATAAATGCAGGTGTAATAGATAGGCAAAGCGGGATGCCTGTTGTATTTTTTGACGGGAATGATAATTTATTTACATCAGCCGATATAACCCATACTGATTATTCTGTTTTTTCTGCTGTATATTTTAGAACTGCTGCAAGTGCTTCTGTTACTATTGGTGATTTATATCGTTCAAATGGTGTAAGTAATATTATAAGATTTGGAGGTAATGTTACAGCTTCATTTACTAATGAAAGAATCGTATTGTATAATAATGAAGCTGGATTTAAAGGATTTGGCTATACAGATGCTGATATAGCAATCGGATCTTATGTTTATTCTATTTTATATACTTATATAAACACATTATCTATTTATCAAAATGCGACTAATTTAACACTTCAAAATATTGCATTTACGGCGGCAAACTATCCTAAATCATTTAGAGTTTTAGGAGGTGGGACTACCACAACAAATGGTACTTATTCATCAAATATTTTTGAATTTATTTTATATACTTCAGATCAATCTTCTAATAGATCAGGAATAGAAACAAACATAAATTCTTATTATGGCATATATTAAAGTGCTTCCGCAAGCAGGATTAACAAGCGCACAGCGTGCCGATGCTATCAGCTACGAACTATGGGCTATAAGCAGACCTCCTGCAATCCGTAACCCGAATGATGTTACAACCTACCTTTTCGGATGGGTGAAACATCCTACCCAAGATCCTGCATATACAGAGGTAGTCGATACGGCTTTGGATGTGGAGTTGGATTATAATATTATTGTGCATCCCGAAAACGATTTAACTAACCTTATTGCTTTGTTTCCTGAGTTATCGCAAGCGGAAAAGGACGGGTTGGCAGCGTTTATCGAATCACAGCAAAGTTTTCCGTTTCAGTATATAATACCACAGGACACAACGGTATTTACTTATGAGCAAATGAAAGACGCAGGTTGGTTTCCTGAAATTGAAGAATTATGAGAGGGTTTATATTACTTATAATCGCTTTGCTTTTATCGGTTGTTTTACTTCCGGTAGGCTTCGCTTTTCAAATAGTTACTACCTTCTTTCGCCACATTAACAGATACCTTTTCACAATTGCAAAGTCGATCGACCAGCTCGGCAATGTAGTTTGTGCGGATTTGTTTAATTACACAATGATTAAAAATGATGGTTACCGATTTGGTAACGAAGATGTGACAATCAGTCACGTTTTAGGAATGAATAAAAAGATTAACACATTGACTTTTACAGGCAAAGCATTATCATGGCTATTAAATGCAATAGATAAAAATCACGTTGAAAAAGCGATAGAATATGAGCGCAAAGATTGAACCTTTAATGATGTCAATGCTTAGTATAATGGCATTGGTGACGAAAAATGACATTGTTTTCGTCTTCACGATAACTGGTTATTCCGTTTGGATTTTACGAAATCTACCTGCAGCCATTAAAGTAATTAAATCAATTAAAAAGAAATAATATGCCTGAATGGTTGAAAAGATTAACAAAAGCAGATATAAGAAACAGCCTTGCAATCATTATTGTTTTGGGTTGTTTTGGTTTGATGTATTTATTACAAGTGAAAGCGATACCAAAAGAGAATCATGATATTGTAAACATTGTTGCCGGGTTTATTTTCGGTGGTGCGCTTGCTGGTGTGGTAGGATATTATTTCGGAGCAACAAAAACGGATGCATCCAAAAAAAACGATAATGAGTAACAAGTCAACAAAATACGTCATTTTGTGTATAATATGCATCATTTTTCAGTCATGCTTATTACCCAAAAAACTTGACAAATTCTTTAATAAGAAACCAACTTTAGCTGCTCAAAAGTGTGTACAATACTTTCCTATTAAGGAAACTATTGATACGGTTATAGTGGTGGATTCGACCACTTTACAGGCATACGAAATGGAGTTTGTTTATCTTTATTCAATGCTTGACAGCTTATTAGGTAGTGATATTAACGATTCGATAAAACGTGAAATAGTCACCGTATTTCAGGAAAAGAAAGTACCTGTTATAAAATATAAATACATTACAAAGACGGTTGAAAATACTGCGAAGTATCAAGTATTACTTGACAGCTGCAATAAAATTTCAAAGGATAATTTGTCAAAAATTGACAAAATAACTAAGGAAAAAGAGGACTTTAATAAAAAGTATAATGATGCTAAATATAACGCAGATAAATATAAAAAGGAACGTAACAAATCTTATTGGTGGATTTTGCTTCTTTTAATATTACTTTTTAGAAAACCATTAATAAGAGTTGCAAGTAAATTAATCACAAAATCATAAAATATGTTAGCTCCATTTTCTGAAAGTTTTGATATGTTTATTGCACTTGCTTTCTGCTATCTTCCTCCATTTATTTGGTTTTATTTTGGTTACAAAGCATCAAAATCAGGTAGCCTTGTAAAAAAGCAAAAACCCGGATTTCCTACAGGTTATTATGAATATGTTGAATCAGATGAAAATGTTTCCTTTTGGAAAACTGGGCAATTTTATATAGGTATATTGTGGCTCTTTTTAGGTACATTGTTTTTTTGGGCGTTCCTATGGCCTGATCATTCGGACGTTTGGTTTGTCAAGTAATGACTTGTCAAAAATTGACAAAAAGTAAAGTTATATGCTGACTTTTATTTTGCCTGTAATATCTGCAATCATTTGTGCCGGAATTGAATATTTCCGAATCAAAGCGGCTCATGGTAAGGTGGATAATGTAAATAAATTTTGGTCGGTTAATATTGCTTTTGTCTTTTTCGGCTTATGCTTGGCTTTGTCGGTTGATTATTACGATTACATTCTTCCGCACCACGTTTTATTTTATGCTTTGTACTTTATCGGGTGCCGGGGTTTATTTTATGATGTGTGTTTAAACATATTTAGAGGCTTGCCATTCGATTATTTTTCAGACCATACAAACAGCTTTATAGATAATTTGAGCAGAAATTTAGGCGGTTTCTGGGCTTTACGTGTGGTTTCTCTTTTTACTTACTTAATTTTTGGCTATTTATGGCTATTGTCAACATTAAATATGATCTGAGTGATCCGGATGACAGGATGGCTTTGCATCGTGCAATGTATAGTCTTGACATGGCAGCTTTCATATTTGAGGTGTTATTAAATGGCAAAAAGCGGTGTGAATCTATTTACGGCGAAAATGCCACAATAGATGACGTTTGGCAGTATTTATGGGAGGAGTCCAAAAACAATAAAATAGATATCGATAACCTCATACAATGAATAAAGCAGACATTGCCAGAGAATATAGAAAAAAGCATGGCATGAATATGCCTACTAATCAGCTTGCTCGAATAATGTATGAAGAAAATAAAGAGGCTTTTAAAGATAAAGAAGACGCAAGGGAACGGCTCAGATATATTGAAGGGAAATCAGGAAAACTAAATAAAACTAAATTTATAGAAAAAAGCGATTTTTTTAAGGAAGAAAATAGGCCATATAATCCTTATAAACTTCCCGAATCTGAAGAAAGTAAATATGAGCCATTTATTTTAAAGGCAAAGCGATTAGCGGTGCTTTCCGATATACATGTCCCGTATCATTCTATCGAGGCGGTTACGGCTGCGCTTGATAAGATCAAAGAAGAAAAACCAGATTCTATACTACTCAACGGAGACACGGTGGATTTTTACGGTCTTTCACGTTTCCAAAAAGATCCACGTAAAAGATCAGTAGCACACGAATTATTGGCAGTTAATGATTTTTTAGATGTATTGCAGAAGTTTGGAGCAAATATCTATTATAAGTTAGGCAATCATGATGAACGATATGAACATTACCTGATGCACAAAGCCCCGGAACTTTTGGGAATACCTGAGTTTAAATTTGAGAATCTGCTTAAGGCAAAGGAAAGAGGAATGCAAGTAATTGGTGAAAAGCGAATTATAAAAGCGAATAAATTAAACATCATTCATGGCCACGAATATCCTTCTGTTTTCAGTCCGGTAAACATTGCACGCGGTCTTTATATGAAAGGTAAAGTTTCAGCAATGCAGGGCCATAATCACCAGACTAGTTCGCACACAGAAACAGATATGAACGGAGATATTGTAACTACTTGGAGTTTAGGTTGTTTATGTGAATTGAATCCAGCATATATGCCATTAAATAAGTGGAATCACGGATTTGCTATGGTAGAATTAGATACAAATTTTGTAAATTACGAAGTAAAAAATTATTCAATTTATAAAGGCAAAATATTATAATGGCATACGTATATGAACATATAAGATTAGATAATAATACACCTTTTTATATTGGAATAGGCAGCGATAATATATATAAAAGAGCAAATGAAAAAACAAGAAGAAACAATATTTGGAAAAATATAACTAAAAAAACTGCTTTTAAAGTAAATATATTATTTGATAATATATCATATCAAGAAGCAAAAACAAAAGAAATAGAGTTAATTAAAAAATATGGCAGAATTGATCTTAGAAGTGGTATTCTTTCAAATATGACAGATGGAGGTGATGGTACAATAAATAAAATATATACAAAAGAATATAGAGAAAAATTAAGCATAGCTGCAAAAAAAAGAGATAATAAAATAAATTATCTTAAAATGCTTGAAGGACGTAAAAATTATATTATAACTGAAGATCATAAAAAAAGTTTGTCAATAGCTGCTAAAAATAAAAAATTAAGTAAAGATCATATTTTAAAAATTAAAAATAGAATGTTGTTGTATAATCCTTCTAAAGGTAAGTATGGCAAAGATTCATATAATTACAAATTTGATGTTTTAGCATATAAAGATGAACATTTTATTAGTAGATATAACGGAATACATGAAGCTGCTCGTAATTTAAATTTAAGCGCGACAAAAATATCAGCAGTAATAAATGGAAGAAGAAACCATACAGGTGGTTATACATTTAAAAAATCTTATGAGTGAAGAAACACAAATACCTGAATTTCCTGAATATACCGGATTTGAGTTGCTCGATATTATCAGTAACCAACTTGAAGTTATCGCTACCCTTGCCGAACTTAGCGACTCTGAATATAAGACATATGACGAAGAGATAGACGATATAAATACAGTAAAGCGCAATACTTACCGGATTGTATTTGCAGCACAAAGGAAACTACTTAAACACGTTAAAGACTATGAACAAAGGAACAGCGATAATCAGAAAGTTTGAAGGGTTAAAATTGACAGCGTACCTATGTCCAGCTAATGTTTGGACAATCGGGTACGGATCAACATTTTATGAGAACGGAAGCAAAGTCCAGCAAGGTGATAAAATTACCTTAGATCGTGCAGATCGGTTATTACTTGAAATGGTAAATCGATTTGAATTAAGCGTAAAAGGTTTGGTAAAAAGCAGCATTAACGATAATCAATTAGGAGCATTGACATCATTTGCTTTTAACGTAGGTGTCGGCGCATTGAATAAAAGTACATTGCTGAAGAAAGTAAATGCTAATCCAAACGATCCTACCATACGGAATGAGTTTATGCGTTGGACAAAGGCAGGCGGTAAGGTGCTGAAAGGTTTGGTTACAAGAAGGGAGGCTGAGGCAAATTTATATTTCAGTTGACTTCATTTTGTAGTTAACTGGTTACAAATTGTAACCGACTAATTTTAAAAGTTTACCGACAATCTTTTTAGCCTGAGCCCTACAGGTAGTCCGGCTTGAAGCCGTACCGTTGTGTATGCCTGAACCATTGGTAAACTTTATCTATTCATCGGAAAGTTTCCGAATTTAAGTGTATTTTTTTGCATTAAGTAGCAATTATCGGTACTTATTGCAGTTTATTAGTTTTACTTTTTATATCAATCATATCAGTTTAAACCTTATTTTATTACTACAAAAGATAGTATATTTTCCATTATTTACTAATTTTTGGAACTTATTTTCCTTTATATGCTTTAAAGTATAATACCTTTCGGTATAATTACTTTATATCTTTTTAAATATAACCGACTGCTGATCTTACGGTAAGCAGCCGGGTTTTGCCGAGTCTTCATTGATTGAAACTAACTTTTAATTTTAATCTAAACGGCAAAGAATTTATTATTTTACAAGGTTATAAAAGTGAACGGCTTTGCACCAATTCAAACGATCCTTTGAGCAATATTTTAGAGAATCATTCCATAATGTTTGTTTTGCATCCTGTGGCATTTTTTCAAGTTTATGCTCAGGCTCAATGATATTATATCCTAAACGGAAAACTTCTCTGTAGGCGTAATATTTACCAATGAACTCATTGCATTTAACTTCATCCTTTCCGCTTTCTTTTAGAATTTTAACAAAAGGAACAATCAGCATATCTGTCAAGTTAGTTTGCATTCTTAAAAAATTGATTTGGTGAATAAATAAACTCAACACCGTTCATCTGTAATTCTCGGAAGGTGTCAACTACTATCTTTCTTTGTGCATCCCAAACTCTTTCAATGTCAATTTGAGCCTTTTCTTCATGATCGTAATATCTTTTGTATGTGTTTATTTTGTAGTAACCATCTAAAAGAAGGCGGCTATAGATCGCAGTATTAATCTGATTTGTGTTTAAGTCACCGTTGCAGTACTTGTAATATGCCTTATTTGTTTCCATATACCAATTCACAGGCATAAACTCAGGAACGTTTGTCGGTGTTAGCGGACTATTCAGATGTATCTTTAAACTCATTTCAGGGCTATTTTTAAAGTCCCAAAACCATTTGCATATGGTTTTATAGTCTAAGTATTTAAAGTCCGAAGAAAGGCCGTTTCTGATCGCTTGGTTTAAATACTGAACAGTCAGCCAACTGAACTTAGTTTTTATGTCATCAGTTAGGAACCTTAATATAGCTCCTTTTTGTTCATCAGATAGGTTTCTACCTGCAATCATTTCAGCTTCGTTAAGTGCCATCTTTATAGCTGTTTCTGCTTCGTGTGGCATAAGTCTACATAAAGTCTTCATTTCCTATTGCTTTTTGTTGGTCAATGTATTCTGTTAATGTCATGATCTTTTCTTTAGGTGCCGGCTTGAGGTTTTCATCTTTGAACCATACACCTCTCATTTTCTGCTTCCAATTCTTTACAGGCTTGCCGGTGCTATCTTTCCAGTCTGCATCGTTGTAATAGTTCCATGCTCTTTCACCGTTTACAAATCCGTTTTCTTCAAAGAACAATTTAACTTCTTCTATCTGTGGGGGTGTAAATATATTTACTTTATTTCCTTTATTTACTTTATTTCCTTTACTTTCCTTTGCATTAGGGATGCTAATGGGGGGGCTATTAGGGGGGCTATCGAGTTGAGTTGTATGCCATCTCTTTAAAGCACCTGCCTTGCCCTTGTCGCTAAGATGTTTTCTGATCTGAAGATGTGAATTCAAACGAGTGCTAAAGAATTGATCTTCATGTAGTTCGAATAGTTCATAGTTCTTTACAACTGCATTTAATTTTGTTTCCTGAGTTTGGCTTTGCATTGCAAGTACAGGGATTATCTTCAAAGGTAAAAACCCACCTGATTGTGCTAATTGCTCAAGGACAAACCAATATATTCCGTATCCTTCCATTCCTAATTGTTGTCGAAGGAATAGTATTTTGCTGTCAGATGCAGCATTGTAATCATGTTGAAAGTAGTATGATTTCTGCATAAATTAAAAATGCCCTCCAGAATAAAGGAGGTCGCAGTCTCCTAAATTCTTTCGGGCAATAAGTTGAAAAGTGATGCTGCGACTCATCGTTTACAAAATTAATAAACTTTCTGTTTGTTTTGGCTTTCCTGTAGGAATTTTTTTAGCTTTTTTATCCCGGCTGCATTCAGCTTGTTAGGCATTAGGCTGTATTCGATCCAGTTGCAATAAGATCCGTATTTCGTTTTCCCTTCCTTTTTTGTACGTGTGAGGGTTACTCCGAAAGGTCGCTCAATTAACCGGATCACTTCCCTGCTAATATTACTGATTCCGAAATAGTTGTAAGCTGTTTTAATGCTTACCGGCTTACCTGATAACAGGTGCTTTGAGAGTGCTTGTGTTCGTGTCATTTTATTTGATTTTGAATGGTGAATAATTCTATTGCTTTGAATATCTGAAAAACTACCTGAGGCACTATTGCGTTTCCTCCTGCTTTGATTGATTCGTTTCGCCATTTAGAAAAGGTAATTCCGTCCAGTCGGTTGCAAAGCCCATCATTTCGAGAACAAATTGGGGAGACAGTTGGGAAGTTGTGCCAATTTGATATTGTATGTTCGCATCTAAATAACTCATCGCTTTGTTGTGACCTTGCCTTTTGCATCTCGTTTCGTAACTTTCCTCTCCGCTTGTTCTTGGTGTTGGAAGAAGTCCGTTCATTGCCAAGTCCTTTAATGGTGCGCTCCCATTGTGTCCCTGATTCGATATTATCCTGCCCGATTCTGTTATTTGTCGTGGAGTGTTTTGCATCATATCCATTGCTTGTGGCGTAGGCAACAAACCAGACTCTGTCCCTTCGGTGTGGAGCGTTAACGGCCGCAGCTGGAAGTACATACGGTTGAATTTCGTACCCTTCAGCTTCCAAATCAGCTTGCACCTCTTCGAATACCATCCCTCCATTCCAATTAACAAGGCCGAGAACGTTTTCCCCCACAATCCAACGTGGTTGAATTTCTCGTATTGCTCTAAGCATGCTGGGCCACAAATGGCGCTCATCTTCTTTGCCGAGTCGCTTTCCTGCTGCTGAATATGGCTGGCAGGGGAAGCCTCCTGTGAGGATGTCAATTGCTCCTCTGTGAATAGAGAAGTCTGTTTTTGTGATGTCATTGTAACTTATTGAATTAGGCCAATAATGTTTTAATACTTTTTGTCCGAAAGGATTCCATTCGCAATGAAATACGTTTTCCCATCCCATCCACTCTGCTGCAAGGTCAAATCCTCCTATTCCGCTAAATAAACTGCCATGTCTAAATGAAATATTCATCCAAAAGGCTTTTAATGTGATCGAATCCGCAACCGAATACACCTGCATATCCTAACTTTTGCAATCGCTCTAAAGTTCTTAGCTGTTCCTTTACGTGTGGATCTTTACGCAAATCTCCCGACTTAGTTACAACCTTTGACAGATCAGTCTTTATTTCAATTACAAGACCTTTGTAAGTCTTATTAGGATGCAAAATAATCAGATCAGGTATTTTATACCTTTTGCACCTTTTGCGCTTCAGCTCCATTTGAAGACCTATTGTGACTCTCATACCAGAGGCATCAGAGAGATAGATCACATCAGGATATTGAGCATCTAAGTATTTACAGACGGCTGTATGTATTTCCTTTTCAGAAGCCTTCTTCATCGTATAAATCTTTTCCTTCATAGTCTGGGTGTTCTTCTTTCATTGCATCAATACCGCTTACCCATAAAAAAGCAATACCTGTGCAAACCATAACGATAATTAAATAAATCATGTTTTTTTAATTTTACGTGGTAATGGTGCAATCATGCATTTTACTTTTGATGAATAGATAAGATGCATAATTGTTGTATGATCTCTTTTTAAAAACCTACCAATTTGACTTAAAGACATATCTGAATGAAGGCGAACATACCTGCAAAAGTGGGCACGTGCTGCAACAATATTATGAAACTTTCTTTTGCATTTCATTTCCTGCAAAGTTGTATCGTACATGTGAGCTACCCTTTCCGCTTCTTCAATTAAATCAATCCTCTTTTCTTCATATTCCGAATGCTCATTATCGTAAACATAAACCTTTTTTATTTTGGTAATTGTTTTAGTTTTATCGAGCATTTCAAGTATTGAAAGCAACCTTTGTTCAGAATATGGCAGAAGATCCAAATTGAAATAATCTCTAATCTCTTTTAATGCTTCTTTTGCTGTCATGATTAAAATGGCAGATCGCCGGTGTCTTTTGGTTTATTGTATGTAGTTTGCTTAGGTAAGTCGCTATCTTTTTTAAAAGGCTCAGCAATGGTAAGGGAAAGAAAATTTCCGCTTTTACCTTGTCTTACCCATCCGGCTATATCGTATTCTTTGCCGTTTACATTGAGCTTGCCTTTGTAGTTTGGAGCTTTTTCATTTCCTTTCTGATCATTAGTAAATAATGCACCTTTGTTTGTGTTGTCGTAGTTTGACATTTGATTTGATTTTATTGGTTAATAGTTAAAAACGCCGAGTTTTTTATTTAGTAGCTCTTCAATGTTTTGATTTGCTTTGTCCATACCGTATTTAATGCCGGCATGAAATAAACTGGTTAATATTGCTGAATCGTTGTTATCAATTTCAATAACTAAAAATCCACCTTCATCAATATACTTACATTTGTCGCCAAGTTCTTTTATGATGTATTCGGCTCGATCCTTAAGAATTACTAATTTTTTCATGTTTTTATTTTTAAATTTTAAACGGTATATCCAAATGTTTCAAGGATATAATCTTCACCTGATTTGTTATTATTAGCTTTGTCCCTTGCGTATCGCATAGCATTGCGTATTTGTATGCTTTCTAATCTTTTACATTCCATGTATTCGCTTAGCATTTTAAGTGCAAGGGTTTCATCCTTAGATAATAGCTTTTGCCAGAATACATCAATAGCTGTTTTTTTTGTTTCCATTGTTTAGTTTTTAAATAGTTACTAATTCTTTAGTATATAAATTTACATTGAAATAACCTTCCTTTACTACTATCTTATATCCTTTCCGTAATTTATGGTAATAATTAATAGTTGCCGGATCTATGTTTAATTTACGAGCTATTTCAAATTGCCTGAGTGTGCCTGAAGATAGCAACTCATTTACATCTTTAAGCTGTTGCTCAGTTAATTTTGATGCCATCTAAAGCGGTTTTAAGTTTAATGAATTCATCATGAGTTTCTGCTTTGTTAATTGCAACAATAGCCTTTGCCCTTCTTTCTTCAGGTAGCTTTTCAGTTTGTCTGATCAGAGCATCTTTTTCCTCCCTTGTAGGTATTTCTTTGCCATGCGTATTGGTCGCATCTGCATCCTTAGTATCATCCAAAAGGAACAATCCGGACAAAGCATATTTGCGAGCATAACTTGAAGAGCTACCGAATGACTGTGCTATATCCATCCCTTTGCGGTTGGCATCAATACCTGCTTGAGCCTTTACTTGAATGGTATCTGTTCCGTTTGTAATCGTTGCAACGGCTTCGACATAGATTAAAGATCCGGCTGTTTGAATGTAATCTGATAAAGTTAAAGTGCATCCATGCTTTTGAAGTACAGGTTTTGCAGCCTCTAGAATGTCCTCACAGGATCGGTATTTGTATTTACCGAATGAGTTAAATTGATTCTTAGGCGCTTTTAATTCCGCTTGAATTTGAAGTAGTTGCTTCATGTGTTTGGGTTTTATGTTTAAAATGGTAATGGGTTGTTATAGTATGTAGGCTCAAGTTTAAGACCTATCTGCTTTCCTCTTATGAAAAGAGACGTTAAAAACATTTGCATATCTTTAATCTCAATTTCAACATATCTGAAGTAGTGTTCAGTTAAAGGATGAACAGCTATCAATCTAGCAACAAAACTTTCTTCTGTATGTTCGGGATCGTTATAACAGATTGACTTAATATGGTTAAGATCTGTTGATTCGATTAAAAATTTAACTACCATAATTTTTTGATTTAGATTCTTTAATAGCTTGTTTCTGATTGTGAACGCGAAGGTGCTTACCCTTCCAGACGGGCATCTGTTTAATTCGTTTCACGTTAAGGTAGTCGTAAAAGTAAGCGAAGACAATTAGTCCGATGATCCAAAGAAGCATAGTGTTTAGTTTAAAAGTTTACAATATTTGCAGTTTTGCCGGATGAGTTTAGGTTTTTAAAAGGTGGCAAAGCTACCGAGGCTTAATTTAATTTATTGAGCCCAAATAGGCAATTCTCTTTTTTTTGTGATCGGATTAATTGGTTGATTCATTTCGTGTTGAATCATTATTTTATCAAATGCTTCGCAAAATTGTTTAAAAGTTATTTTTTTATTTATTGCTGTTTCATCATTTTTGTAAGCAATAAATGCCATTGTTTTTTGACCTTTTGCGTAAGCGATTAATGTTTTTTGAAAAGTTGTCATTTTGTTTAGTTTTTGTTTGTTTGGTAGAGCAAATATACACAGGAATTACACAATTCCAAATTTTTTTTAAACTTTTTTTAAATTATTTTTCGGGCGTGATATGTGCAACGTGCCGATACTGGAGGAAAAAGAACGAAAAGCATAAAGAAATGTTAGGCATTGTTTTTACCTCTAATATCGGTATTTGCCAAAATGTAGCGGCAATGGATCAGATTCTTTTAATACCTAATGACAATGCAATAAACATCATTCCTCATGCTACAATCGAAACAGATGAAGGATTCGGGTGCATCCACTTTCGGCCGCACGATTTTAGCGGAACTATTTAGCAGTCCGGATATTGACAAAATGCTGGGTAAATTCAACGCCGGTGCCGGACAGGATGATCTAAAATCAGAACTATTTGCTACCCTTTGCGAGAAAAAAGATGAACTGATAATAGACCTTTATCAGAAAAAGCAGTTAATGTTTTACGCTACAGGCATAGTACAAAGAATGATCTTTCAGCCCGGCAACAGGTTTTACAGGCGCTACCGTACTCAAAATTATGAATTTACAGAAGCACTATTTAATGAGCAAACAGATGACAGCCGGGCGGAAAGGGAAAGCCAACTACAGTCAATGGAGCAGGCCATTGATAAAGAGTTACATTGGGTAGAAAAGGCAATGCTGAAACTTCATCAGGAATTGGGGAGTATGGAAAAGATCAGCAAGGAAACAAAAATAAGTATGAAGCAGGTTGAACGTATTTACAAGAAAGGGAAAGAAAAAATACGTACAGCGATGACAGGAAAAATGATCGGTAACTATTTACTTGTAATGAATGAAATGCTTATTGACGTTCCTGAAAATGTCACACCTGATAATATTAATGACATTCTTGAGGAAGTTCATGAATACATGATGCAGCGGCTACATGGTCGCATCATACCCAGCAAAGGGCAGAAAAACGGTTACATCAAAGAGATTCAACCAATAAGAGTAAAAAAAGTAATATGATTCTACTTATTCCGATTACAGCAATCCTTTGCGCCTGGATATGGTTTGGCGTATTCCGTATGGACGAAAGATATCAGTTTTCAAAAAGAAAACCTTTCTCATGTCCTATGTGTTTTTCAATGTGGTTGAGTGCAATCCTATACTTTTGCCCTACCTTTGTCATAGAGCTTTTATTTGTAACATCTTCAACAGCAGCACTTGCAGCATGGCTCGAAAACCTAAAATCGAAATAAACGAAACACAATACGAAAAGAATCGCAATGCTTTTATAGTTATTGAATATTCGTGGCATACCGTTCGCATAGGTTACATTCGTGACCTCGATCAGCAGGCGAAGGATGAAATAGAGCGTATTTATAGAGAGGAACTAGATCAATCATGGCTGCCAAATCGATATTGCAAAGGATGTTATTTTAAAGCAGTTGAAGACTTAATACATCATTTTAATTTATGAGTTTAAAATCAACAAAAGAGTCAGCTGAATTAACTGAAAAGATCGCCGCTGCAATTAATAACGAAACGTTTCATCTTCAGTACAATGTCCTTTACGATATTGGTAATTTATACCCAAAAACGGAAAAGCTTACATATGTTGAGATAGGATGTTATGCCGGGGGGTCAGCTTGTTTAATGTTGCAAAGAAAAAACACAAATGTTATTTCTATAGACCTTGGCGGCCCGGTGCCAAAAGAAAGGGTTTTGGAAAATGTAAATAAGTTAAACATTCACAATAACGAATACAACTATATACAAGGTAATTCGCATGACATTGAAACAGAGAATAAATTAAAAGAAATATTAAAAGGTAAAAGCATCGATATACTTTTTATTGATGGTGATCATTCTGCTATTGGTACACAAAAAGATTTTGAGATATATTCTAAATATGTAGCCGATGGTGGATATATTGTTTTTGATGATTACAACGATCATCAGTATTGCCCAGAGGTAAAGCCGGGTGTTGATGCAATTGACTTTACTAATTATGAAGTTTTAGGAGAGTTTGGTAATGAATTTATAATAAGAAAAAATCGGGCATCGATTGCGATATTTACTTTACTCTATAACGAATTTAAAGTTATAGATCAAAGTCTAAAGCAGTTGAGGAAAACAAATGCGCTTGACCTACCTATCTATGCAGTTGATAATGATTATCCATTTCTAACGGATGAAATGGTAAAAAAGCTGCAAAAGAAATACAACATCACAATAATAGGAACGAGATACAACAGAGGTCTGACAGGCGGTTACAACGAACTGATAAAAGAGGTCAAAGTCGATTATGCTATTTTGTACGATTGTGATAGTTTTCCTATTACTCATGGTTGGGATAAGGCAATGGCGGATTGCATAAGACATCACGATGTCGCTTACCTTTCTTTGATGTTTGACATTGCAAAAAATGAAATGACTGAAAGAGGGTTTACCCCTTGGCAATGTGGTGAGCATGTTATTTGGCGGCCACATACTGCAGGCGTGCAATCAATATCCTGTGCTGACTTATCTTATCTTAGACTGATTGGCGGTCTGCATGAGCCGAAAAAATATTACGGAGGACTTGAAGGATATATGTTTCATTATTGGAACGATAAACATCAGATTGGATATATAGACGGATATTATGAAAAGCAAACACATCATGATGGTTTAATAAATCCTATATACACGGAATACAAATGGAAGTACGCACACGAAGGATATGAAGGTAGCTTTCAAGATTATATAAAAACAAAAGAGTGACATCTGTTTACGATATTACAGCTGAATTTGAAAGGAAGCTTTGTGACTATACCGGCGCTCCTTATGCTGTATCTGTTGACAATCAGAGCAATGCTCTGTTTTTGGCTTTGATGTATGAGGCAAGTATCGGGAAAGTTGGAAGGACTTTAAGCATACCAAAACACACTTATCCTTCAGTGCCTTGTGCAATTATTCATTCTGGCAATCATGTCAATTTTGTAGATAGTACAAAAATATTGACCGGCGAATATCCTTTGTTTGGCAGTAAGGTTTGGGATTCAGCTTTGCGGTTTACTGCAAATATGTATCGCGAAGATCAAATGCAATGCCTTTCATTTACCGGACCATATAAACATTTAAAGCTTGGGAAAGCAGGCGCAATATTAACCGATAGTAAAGAAGCTTACAAATGGCTAAAGAAAGCAAGGTTTAGCGGTAGATCTGAATGCAGTTATCATGATGACTATTTTGATATGCTCGGGTGGAACTTTTATTTGCTTCCCGAAATAGCTGCAAAAGGCGTTAGAGATATGCAGCAGTTTTACAATTTAGACGGCACTCCAAAAGATACCGCCGATATATCTTTGCCTTATCCTGACCTATCACAATTTAAAATATATAAACAATGAACAAACTGGCAGTAATAGGATCGGGAGGTTTTGGCAGCGAGGTTAAACTATGGGCGCTACAGTCAGGATATGACAATGTTGTATTTTATGTTAGTGATGAATATTGCAAAGATGAAAGGCCGCTATCTACTTTGCCAGATGACATAGATTGTGTTATAGCAATCGGAGATCCACAACGTAGAAAAAATATAGGCGACAATATTGATACTCTTGGAATGGTAATTCATCGAACTGCTATAACGAATGCTTTCAACACAGGAATGATTCTTTGCCCTTATGCTGTAATTACTATTAACGTGAAAATAGGAATACATTTGCACATGAACTTGCACTCTGATATTGGTCACGATTGCGTGATAGGCAATTACGTTACCTTAGCGCCGGGAGCAAGAATCAGCGGAAAATGTCAGATAGGAAATAGCGTATATATAGGTACCAACGCAATGATAAGAGAGGGAATAAAGGTTTGCGATAATGTCACAATAGGTGCGGGATCGGTAGTATTAAAAGACATAACAGAGCCGGGGGTTTATGTAGGTATCCCGGCTAAAAAGATAAAATAATGTCTAATAACCTGATCAAAGTTATTTGAGAAAAAATAGTATTTATATGGTGAACAAGGTTAAAATAAACCAAATCAAAAGCAATCCTAACAATCCAAGATTGATTAAGGATGACAAATTTTACAAGCTCGTAAAGTCACTTGAGGAAGACCCTGACTTCTGCAACGTGCGACCTGTTGTTTGCAATACCGATATGATCGTTCTCGGTGGCAATATGCGACTAAAAGCGGCAAAGGAACTCGGATGGAAAGAGATACCTTGCGAGATAGTAGACTGGTCAGAGGAAAAGCAAAGAGCTTTCACGATCAAAGATAACGTAGGTTATGGTGAGTGGGATTGGGAGATGCTTGCTAACGAATGGGATGCTGAACAGCTTAATGAATGGGGGTTAGAGGTGCCGGGGTTTAATATGAATGCCGATGGTTTAGGAACTGATTTTACTTTGCCCGATGGCGATAAGGCACCATTTCAGCAAATGACTTTTACCTTAGCAGATGAACAGGCAACAGTAATAAAAAACGCTATTGACGATATAAAGGGAACGGATGAGTATAAGTATGCGGAAACAATGGGTAACGAAAATAGTAATGGTAACGCACTTTATTTAATTATAATGCAATGGGCAGAGCAAAGGAAATAATAGTTAAAGTTATTCCCGCAAAGGTTGCTAATGAGTTTGTAAAGAAACATCATTATAGCGGTAAAGTTGCTCCTAATTCAAAACTTCATTTTGGTGCTTTTTTAGATAATAAATTACACGGAGTTTTAAGTTTTGGAAGTCCTTTAGATAAAAGTAAAGTTTTAGGGTTAGTACAGGGTACTTTATGGAATGAAATGCTTGAAATTAACAGAATGGCTTTTGATGATTACTTGCCTAAATACTCAGAAAGTAGATGTTTAAGTATTACGTTTAAATTAATTAAAAAAAATGCACCTCACATAAAATGGATTTTATCTTTTAGTGATGGCGTTCTTTGTGGAGACGGAACAATATACAGGGCAAGTGGGTTTCAACTTACTCAAATTAATGATAAAACTGAAAACTGGGAACTACCAAATAAACAAGTAGTACAAGCGTGTACTTTAAGACAAAGCGGTTATACAAGTTGGTTGCTTCCGTTTATTACAAAGCAAAAGTTTGATGAAATAAGAAATGGGTCTACAAGTTCAAAAAGAATAATGGAATATATTGGTGCAAAAAAATTAAATGGAAATCAATTAAGATACATTTACCTAATTGATAAAACTTGCAAAATAACCGTTCCGATATTACCATTCAGCAAAATAGATGAAATGGGCGCAGGAATGTATAAAGGGAAAAAAGTATCTTTGAAAGAGCGTAAACATGCGGCAATAGCACAAGGTAGTGCGCCCGGCTTCCAGTCGGGAGATGGCGTTCGGAGCGACCTTGCCGCTCAATTAAACAGCGAAGTAACAGCGAATGCCTAATTCTGAAAACATAGAATCTCATCAATTTAAGCCCGGCGAAAGCGGTAATCCCAACGGAAGACCTCGTAAGTTCGTATCTCTACTCAAAGAGCAGGGGTATAAGCTTTCAGAAATCAATGATACGTTAATGGCTTTGTTGTCAATGGATATGAATGAGCTGAAAGAGGCTTTTGAGAATCCGAAAGCAACGGTATTAGAGAAGGCGGTGGCTGGTGCGATCAGGAAGAGCATCGAGAAGGGCAGCCTTTACAATATTGAAACGATCATCACGAGGGCAATGGGTAAGCCGAAGGAACAGCAAGACCATACGGGGGAAATAAACATTAACGTAAATTATGGACATCGACATAACGCTTCCGATACTAACGCAGGTTCAGACCTCGGTATTATCTGATCGGAAACGATTTAATGTTTTAGACTGTGGGAGAAGGTGGGGGAAGTCGGTACTTGCCGGCTATCTTCTTTCTCATTACGTTATTAAAAAGCATCCTGTTGCATATTTCGCACCTACTTACAAACTACTTGAGGGAACATACAAAGAGCTTTTAGTTGCCCTTAGTCCTGTAATCAGAAAGAAGCATGATAATCAGTTTATTGAATTGATCACAGGTGGCATTATAGAGTTTTGGAGCTTAGAGAATCCGCTTGCCGGTAGGTCACGAAAGTACAAGCTTGCTATTGTGGATGAGGCTGCGTTCAATCGTAACCTATGGCAAAGCTGGACGGAAGCGATCAGGCCGACGCTTACTGATCTGAAAGGATCGGCATGGTTTATGAGTACACCTAAGGGTAAGAATGACTTTTACAAGTTGTGGATGCGAGGTCAAACAGGCGAGCCTGACTGGATGTCGTGGCAGATGCCGACCATAAGCAACCCTCATATTGACGCTTCAGAGATTGAGGCGGCAAGGCGTGACCTTCCGGAATTAGCTTTTAAGCAAGAATACTTAGCTGAATTTAACGACAACGTTGCAAATCCTTTCGGCTTAGAATATATCCGGATATGTACGGGGCAAATGTCAAATGAGCCTGCGGTTTGTTTTGGTATCGACCTTGCAAAGTCATTCGACTGGACTGTTATCATTGGCTTGGATCGGTTTGGCGTTGTAAGCTATTTTGAGCGCTTTCAGAGACCTTGGAATGAGACCAAAGAGATTATCTCACGTTTGCCAAAAGGTGCGCTTAAAATCGATTCTACAGGCGTTGGCGATCCTATCACAGAGGACATTCAAAGAGTACGTTCTGACGTACATTCTTTCAAATATACGCAAACAAGCAAGCAACAGTTAATGGAAGGGTTAGCGGCTGCCATACATCAAAGGCGTGTGATCTTTCCTGAAGGTACGATCAAGGCAGAATTAGAATCTTTTGAATATCAGATGACGGGAACAGGGGTTAAATATACGGCACCTGTAGGGTTACATGATGATTGCGTTAACGCCCTTGCCCTTGCCTGGAGTATGTATGTTCAGGATAACGGCGGACAGGTAAAATATAGCTTTTTATGAATTGGAATAAAATCACAGTTAGGCAATATCAGGATATGTTGCCTATTATTGAAAACGAATCCTTTACCGATCTCGATAAATTGGTGAAGGTTATTTGCATCCTTACCGGCAAAAGTGAAGATGAAGTAGATAGCTGGCCACTTGAGAAAGTGAATGAATATAAACAGTTCTTTGAGTTTGATTTTAAAAAAGAGGTTAAGAGACGTGTAAAAGTAAAAGGTAAATATTACCGGGTGAATTGGCAGATCGAAAAGCTACCTGCAGCAAGGTACATTGAAGCAAAGACATTTACCGGGGACGGAATGTTTAAAAACTTACATAGGTTAATGGCATCCTGTGTTATCCCTCAAAAGAAGATTCTGTTTTTTTATTTCGATAAGAAGTACAATGCAGCCGATCATGAGAAATATGCAACCGATCTTTTAGATGCTCCGTTTCCTTTTGTTTATAACGCATGTGTTTTTTTTTGCAGTGTATTAATGGTATCGATAAAAGATATCCTATCTTATTCGGGGAAAGAGCTGGCAAAACAGATGAAGAGTCAGGATCTGAAAATATTGAGTCAGTCTTTGCAAAGCATTACGGATGGATTTACTCCGCAACCATTGTCGCAGATCATGAAAGAATCAGTTTAGACGCTGCTTTTGAACTTCCTGTTTTTCAGTTCTTGAATGGTTTGGCTTATATGAAAATGAAAAATAAACTTGAAGCAAAGCAGATGGAAGATTTAAAAAGAAAAAAATGAAGTACCTTTGAAGATCATTAGTTTAGTTTATGTTTACAACTCCCTGCCTTTTTAGGTGGGGATTTTTGTTTAATTCGTATTTAATAGTATGGCAAGTATAGCACAGGCACAGGCTAAATTTTTAGAATCTGGAGGATTAGATAAGGGTGGGATGTTACGCCCTGATCCGTCTGAGTTGAGCGAATTGGAGAAAGAGCTTAGCCGGTATATTGTGCAATTTTTAGATACAGCCTCAGATAATTTAAAAAAGACTGGTTCGATCACTACAGGCGCATTGGATGAAAGTTTGTCATTTGAAGTCATTGCAGGGAAAGGCGGCTATCTTATTAACTTCAAAGCCTTAGACTATTTTAAATTTGTTGACAAGGGGGTAAGGGGTGCAGGATCAAGCAGAAAGAATAGTACTTCACCTTACAAGTTCAAATACATAACACCTTCAAAAAGTCATGTAACAGCCATTGAAAAGTGGATAATAAGAAACAGAATGACGGCTACAGCAAGAGATTTAAAAGGTCGTACAGGTAGGGAACGCAAAGCGATTGATCCTACAAAAGGTCGTCAACAATTAGCATACATTATTGCAAGAAGTATTAAAAGAGACGGTCTTTATGAGACAGGCTTTTGGTCAGATGCTTTCGATCAGACCTTTAAAGATTTTGGACAAAAAATGTCCGCTGCATTGGGCAAAACAATTACAGTTAATTTAGAACAAATGAAAGAAGACTTGGCGAACTTTAAAAGCAAAGGGCCGGGAAGAGGAGTTAAAATACCAACAATATGAGTATAACAGTTTCACAGTCACCGACAGGATATAAGTCAGCACATGGTGAAGTATGGCACGTTGTCGAATCGACAAACAAAGCTGTTGCAGGCTTTCAATATGTCTTTGACATTTACAAGTCGGGCAATCTAATTACAAGGGTAAAAAACAGCCCATACGGGACGGGCAAATATGGTGTATTGGATTTGGGTAATATTGTAAGAGCTACCTTAGAATCTGGCAGCGTTGTAGATAATCTCGATGTATTTGCCTTTGACACAACCGAGCAAATGGGTAGTGATCAGTTTTGGACTGAATACGATGTAAGGTATGGTGAGGTGAGTGGTGGTGTTACAACTACAAACATAGCGTCTGGCACGTATAGGGTTTATAACAACTACAGCCGCAATTCTTGGGATCGAAAAGCATCTGATTTATCCGGTGCAATGATTCTTAGCAATAGACCGACTGATTCTTATTGGTATGCCGGTGAGCCTGTGGTATTATCTGTTTTCCTTCCTTCAGGTCAAACGTATGCAAGACAGGAAAAGTATAATGGATCGGTGCAAAATGAATATACCGATACTGGCAATGGAAATGCTTTTGTATTCGGTTGGACACCTGCAAATGATGACATTACCTTTCAATTATCTGGCAGCGTTTCGGGTGTTATAGGTACGCGAAACATTAAAAAGAGGTGTGCGAAATACGATACGCATACACTTGTTTTTCTAAATGCTTTTGGTGCTTTTGATTCATATACTTTCATACATGGAAAGTTATTTAATGACAATGAAAAAAAGAGATTCGAGCAAATGAGATGGTCTTTGTCAGGCGGTCAAATGGTTGACAAAGTAGGTTATGCTTACAATGAAGGATCAAAGGTTTACGCTGGCATCTATAAAGAAAAGATGCAGTTAACAACTGATATTTTAGGCACAGGTGAATATGACTGGTTGTCTGAATTGATTAACAGCCCGCTTGTTTATTTACTTAATTCAACTACTCAAGATTTTTACCCTGTAATTATAACCGATACGAACTATGAGTTTAAAGATGATCGGATAAATAAAACAGATACTTTGACGGTAAATATTGAATTTTCAGTAGATAACAACGTACAATTCAGATAATATGTATGAACTGTTCATAGAAGGGCAAAGGGCTGATATTAACGATCAGATAAGTGTGCAACTTACTTTCGCTATTGATGACGTGGCGAACTTTTCTTCACGTGAAACGACATTTAGCAAACAGATAGTTTTACCCGGTACCGGAAACAATAATACCATATTCGGACATATTGCTGAAATGGGTAGCAACAATCCGTATTCACCCGGGCAGCCTAACATTGGTGCTGCTTTCAATGTAGCGCAAACGAGCAGAGCGGAATTAAGGTTAAATGGTTTATTGGTTTTGCGTGGTGTATTCAGACTCACAGGCATAATAAAAGAAGGTGATATGCTTGAGTATGAAGGTGCTTTGTTTGGTGAGTTGTCAGGCTTAATGGCAGAGATCAGTAATAAGAAATTGGAGGATTTGGATTTTAGCGATTACGATCATGCGTGGACTCATTCGAATATATCTGCAAGTTGGGATGCGACAAAAGGCAGCGGTTATTTTTATCCGTTAATAGACTACGGCTTATATCGTGAAACTGAGATCGTGGCGAATCAGGGGGATTATGATATAGGTACTTTGCGCCCTGCATTTTACGTAAAGGAATATATTGATAAAATGTTTGCAGCGGCTGGCTATACTTATTCATCCACTTTTTTTAATACCGATTATTTTAAGTCTTTAATCATTCCGCACAATGCGAAAGAGTTAACGAATAACGATCCTATAGCATTAGATAGGAATGCAGATGAAAATCAGACATTTTCTTCACGAACGTATTTAATACCTTTTGTTTTTGGTGACTTAGGATTATTTACAACATCAGATAGTAAGACATTTACATTGGGGGGTGCGACTGATATAAATGCAAATATAACGGCACAGGTAAATATTGAAACATATGACGGATTTACAAACGATATAAGATTACAAATAAGGAAAAACGGTGCTACAATAAAGGAAATAACAATAGGCGCAATAGGTACACACACAGTAAATATTGAAGATGTAGGATTAGCTGTAAGTGATACGGTTTCTATTAGGTTTGCAGATCTTACAATAGGTGCCGAAATGTATTATACTGGCAATGTAACTATTTTGACAACGACACCGATACCGATAATTGCTCAATATGGCTCACAGCTTTATGTTAATGATAGTATTCCTAAGGGTATATTTCAGAAAGACTTTTTAGCTTCAATAATTAAGATGTTTAATCTTTACATTTATGAAGATAAAGAGAATGAGAAGACGCTTAATATTGTCCCTTATGTGGATTTTATGAGTGCTAACGATATCGATTGGACTTACAAGGTTGCAAGGGATAAGAGTTGGCAGATTTCACCTATGGGTAATTTAAACGGTAGGATATTCGAATACAAGTATAAAGATGATGCGGACTTTTACAATGAAAGTTACCGGAAGAAGTTTAATCAGAATTACGGGGATAGGCAATTTGATACTGGTTTTCAGTTCTCAAACGACAAACAAACGACTGAAATAATGTTTGCAGGTTCGCCGTTAATAAAATATGACAACAACGATAAATATGTAGTTGCTATTTACAAAAAGTCTAATGAGTTATCGGCTGAAGATAGGATGGATTCAAACATAAGGATATTATTCAGCAAAAAGAAAAGTGCAAATAGTTGGAATATTAAAACGTCTTCAGGTGATTTTGCAAAGACATCCTATGGCTATGCTGGTCACTTAGACGATCCGATTACACCTACTCAGGATTTGAATTTTGGCGCACCTTCAGAGGTTTACTTTACAGTTGGTACATATCCTTCACAGAATTTATTTAATAGGTTTTGGAGTAGCTATATTGCTGAAATAGCGGACAAAGATAGTAAGCTGTTAATGTGTCACGTTTATTTAAAACCATTAGATATAGTGCAATTAGATTTCAGCAAAACGGTATTTATTGACGGGATTCGGTTTCGATTAAATAAGGTTTTGGATTACGATGTAACAAATAACGAATTGGTAAAGGTTGAACTTTTAAAAATAATTGATAATGGCTAATACGGTTATAGGTGCAAGTGTACAGGTAGATTTTAAGTCGGTTGGCGGTCTAAGGAAGGCTATTAAAGATGCGACTTCTGATTTGATTGCTATGCAAGAAAAGTTCGGTATGTCGAGCAAAGAAGCCGTTGCCGCTGCTTCAAAGGTTGCTGAATTAAAAGATAAAATAAAAGATGCAAGGGAGCAAGCTGATTTGTTTGATCCGGGAAAAAAGTTTCAGGCATTTGTAAATTTAGGATCGACTATTGCAGCTGGTTTTAGTGCAGTTCAGGGCGCAATGGCTTTGGTAGGTACAGAAAGTGAAGACGTACAAAAAGCTCTTTTAAAAGTACAGGGCGCAATGGCATTTGCTCAGGGCTTAAGTCAATTAAAAGAATTTGGAAAGGCGTGGGATGGGATGATAGGTATTGTGAAAAAAGCAACAACAGGTGTAAGTGCATTCGGTAAGGCTCTAATGGCTACTGGCATCGGTTTGTTTATTGCCGCTATAGGAACTCTTGTCGCTTATTGGGATGATTTAAAAGATGCTATTTCAGGAACAAGTGAAATGGCGAAGGCGTATGCTGAGGCACAAAAAGAGGTTACAAAAGCCGTTACGGATGCAAGGACTAAATTAACGGAGGTAACGACTGCTTTTAAATTAGCAAAAGAAGGTAAAATTTCAGCAAGTGAAGCACTTGAAATTTATAATGAAAACTTAGGGGATACCTTAGGCAAAACAACTGATTTAAGTGATGCTGAAGCTACAGTTGCTAATAATACAAAGGCATATTTAAAAGCTATTGAATTAAGAACAAAAGCACAGGTTTTTTATGCAAAAGCGGCTGAAGCGGCTGTAAAAGCTCAATCAGGTGAAGAGGTGGAGGCTTCATTTACTCAATCAGTTGAAAACTTTTTTACTACATGGGGTGTCTTGGGTGCTGTCACCGGTGATATTTTTGAGGCACAGGAAAAGTCAAGACAGGAAAATATAAATAAGTTTTTGGAAATGGAGGGGCAATTTACTGAGGAAGCGAATAAGCTTGTTGCGCAGGCTATTGAAGCAGAATCAGAATTGAATGTAGTGAAAGAAAAAAATAATAAAAAAACTGAGCAAATACAAAAAAGAAGAAGTGATTTACAGAAAAAGTCGAATGATGATCAAATAAAAAGAACTGAGGAACTTAATAAGGCAATAGAAACACAATTTGAAGTAACTGAAAGTTTATTATCTTTTAACCTTTCTGCTAAAGATAAAGAGATACTTGAATTAGGTAAAAAATATAATGAGCAAAAGAAAATACTTGAAAAAGGAGGACAAAGCACGGTTGCACTAACTGCATTATTTGAAAAACAAAAGCAAGAGATAATTGACAAATATGCAAAAGAAGAAGCGGAAAAAGAAAAACAATTTTTAGAAGATCTTAATAAATTAAATGAGGAAATAACCATTTCCGGTATAACTGATTTAAGAGAAAAAGAAAGAGCTGAATTAGCTATTTCATATTCTGAAAAATTAGCAGAATTAGAAAAAAATGAAAAATATAACGAAGATCAAAAAGCAAAATTAAGAGCTGCTTTACTCATAAAACAAAAAATAGATGAAGATGCTTTAACTGAAAAATTCAGGCAAGAGGACTTACAAAAAAGAGCAAAAGAATTACAGGATATTGCTTCAAATGAAAAATTAAGTTTTAATGAAAGGTTAACGGCTTTAAAATCACAGTTAGATATTGTTAATCAATTAACATTTGAAAGTGAAGATGAAAGAAAAAATTATATTGAAAACATCAATAATCAGATTGATGCAATAAATAAACAAAGCCATGATAAAAAAATTGCAGATCTTAATCAATTACTTGATTTAACATTAGGTGTATTGTCAACACTAAGGCAGGCTAATGATACTGATCTAAATACAAAAAAACAGCAATATGATCGGGATCAAAAAAACTTGCAACAAATGCTCAATAATAAACAAATATCTGAAGAGCAATATGCTGCAAAAAGAAAACAACTGGACGAAGAGCAAAATGAAGTATTAAAAAAATCATTTAAAAGAAATCAGATTATAGCTATTGCTGAAGCGATAATGAATACAGCAAAAGGTGTTACAAATGCTTTGGGTAGTCTTCCTCCTCCTTTCAGTTTTATACAAGCCGCTGCAACTGCTTTGTTAGGTGGTTTACAAGTTAATATGATTAGGAAACAAAAGCCTGATTTAATCGAATCTGGTAGTATTTCAATAGGTGGCGGAGGTGGAGGAGCTGCACCTATGACACCTGCATTATCTGCAGCCGTACAGGGACAGGCTTTAAACGCTGAGGCAATAAACAACTTAAGCAATCAGGCTGTAAGAGCATACGTAATGAATTCAGATATTCAAAACAATAATCAAAGAAACGCATATTTGCAGCGAAATGCAAGAATAGGATAACACAATAAATTTTATTTATGGAAACATTACCACTTTTTAAACTGACAATAAAAGAAGACGAAAACTCAATTCAGGAAGTTAACGCGGTAGCGTTGGTTGACATACCGGCAATAGGTGAAAACTTCTTTGCATTTGAAAAACAGATATTTGTTGAGCCGAATGCAGGCGAATCAGAAGAGGAGTTTATACCACGCTGCATTTCGTATATGATAGGTGAAGGCAAAGAGCAGGATCAAGCGGCTGCTATCTGTTACAGCAAATGGAGTTCTCGAAATGAGAACTTTCAGGAAAGCTATAGCGACTATCCAAAAGAAGCAAGTGAGAACGCAAAGGTTGCTTTAAGATGGGCCGAAGAAAATGGGTGGGGTGAATGTGGCACGCCTGTAGGCAAGGCAAGGGCGAATCAATTAGCAAAAGGTGAAGCGATTACACGTGACACTATTGCACGAATGGCAGCCTTTGAAAGGCACAGGCAAAATTCACAAAAGGAATTAGGGGACGGATGCGGTAGACTTATGTGGCTTGCGTGGGGCGGTGATGCCGGTATAGAATGGGCGCAAAGAAAACTTAAGCAAATAGATAGACAAAAGATGCAATCCTTTTCTGTTGTTAATAACGAAGAACGTATAGTAGTTGGCCCTGCAATGATCCCTGATATGCCTATTTACAGAAGAGACGAAACAGGCGAATATTATGTTTTCTTTGACAAAAAGACTATTGAAACAATCGCTTTAAAATTTTATGCAAAAGGGTTTCAGCAAAGCGCAAACGAAATGCATACAAAGCCTGTAGAAGGAATTACATTCTTTATGTCGTGGATAGCAGATGAAAGTAAAGGCATTCCTAAAATGAAGCAATTTGAAGACTTACCAGACGGCACCTGGTTTTTAGGTGCAAAGGTTATGAATGATGAAACTTGGTCTAAGGTTAAGGATGGCACGTTTAAAGGCTTCAGCGTTGAAGGTATGTTCGATATGACGGAGGTAAAAATGAGAATGAAAGAAGAAGAGATAATTGAAAAGTTAAGAGATTTGCTAAAAGATTTTTAATTCGGTTTTTGTGTTTGATTTAGGTTTACAACTCCCCTACCTGTTTTTACAGGTGGGGTTTGTTTTTAGTATTTATTGATATGAAAATCCTAACACTAACACAAAAATTCAGCGGCTGTGGATATCACAGGCTTATGCTTCCGATCTCTTTAATGGAAAAAGAATATGGCAGGATAACCGATTCAATGACAGAAGAGCAATGGGATGAACACAATTATGACATTGTTTTTATTAATCGCATCTGGGAACTTGAAAACCTAATTGAAAGGCGAAAGCAAAAAGGGTTTAAATTAGTTGTGGATGTGGATGACTATTGGATTTTGTCTCATGATCATTTGATGTATGAAGCGTACAATGCCTCAAATTTTGCAGGCAAGTTAATACACCACATGAGGGAGGCTGATTTAGTTACTTGCACACACGAAAGGTTGGCAGATGCTATTTATCCGCACAATAAGAATGTTGAAATATTACCGAATGCCATACCTTATGGGCAGGCACAATTCAATGGCGAAAGGGTTGTAACAGATTCGGTAAAATTATTTTGGGCAGGTGGGATAACACACGAACAGGATTTAAAGTTATTACAGGCGCCGTTAAAAAAGCTATCCGGTAACATCCAAATGGTGATGGGTGGCTTTGCGGATTCAAACGATACTGAGCGTTATTACTGGCATCGTATGGCTAATTATTTCACAGCGGATCAATCTTTGCCGCATATATTAATTCGTGGCATGGATGTGTTTAATTACTACGAAATGTTCAAACATTCGGACATTATGTTAGTTCCGTTGGTGAAAAATAATTTTAACGGATTTAAGTCAAATATTAAACTTTTGGAGGCGGCTGGTAAGGCTATTCCTGTCATTGTTTCTCATGTCGATCCTTACTTAGGTTTTCCTGAAGATGTCGTAAAATATGTCAAAAAAAGTAGCGAGTGGATGAAATATGTTAACGAATTAGTTAACGATAAAGATATGCGCGATGAACTTGGAGTTTTATTGCATACATACTGCGCTAAGTATTTCAATTTCAATAAGATAAACGAAAAAAGAAAAGTCGCTTTTTTAAAATTATTGAATTGACTAAAATAGGGGGGCTAATAGGGAGGCTATTAGGGAGGGCAATGGGGAGGCTTATGCAAAGAAAAGGAAAGGAAAGTAAATAAAGTAAAGAAATAAAGTAAAGTATAGTATGTGTTTCACACATCACAATTATGCTTTTTCATTGGTAAATGTCTAGTTTTTTTCTGTTTCGGTATATATGTGCATGATGAATCCTATTGAACTTTTAGCACAGGTTAAAAAACTTGTTTTTCAAGAAGAGACAATGCCAGCGCCAAGTTACACTTTGGCAGACGGTACTAAAATCATGGTTTCAGCTTTAGAGGTTGGCGGAATCGTTACACTCGAAGACGGCTCACCTGCACCGGCTGGTGAACATACTTTGGCTGATGGTACAGAGATCGTACTTTCTGAAGGTGGCGTAATCGCTGAAATCAAACCGAAAGAAGTTGAAGCTCCAGAAGTTAGTGTTGAGATTGAAAGCGGAAAGGATATGGAAAAGAAAGACGAAGAAGAGAAAGCAAAAATGTCTGCAAAGTTTGCGGAGATTGAAAACAGAATCGCCGCAAGTGAGCAAAGTTTTTCTGCTTTACAATCTGACTACGAAGGTTTAAAAGTTG